TCTAGTTTTTATATATATAATCCTTATAACAGCAGTTCTTATACTTTTATGCAGTATCAATCTACAGGTGCTAATAGTGGTTCAAAATGGGGTGGTAAAGGAATATCAGTTCATAAGTCAGCAGAAACTATAAGGGGTTTACAATTATATGAAAGTAATGGTGCAAGAACTTTTGGTGGTGGAACAATCAATGTATATGGAGTTAAATAATGGCAGGTAGCTTAATAAAAATAGCAGAAACAACAGTTAGTTCAGCAACTGCAAGTGTAACTTTAACAGGTATTGATAGCACTTACAATGTGTATCAAGTTGTAATAAATAATGTACAAAGTGTTGATGATAATGTTGGTGTATATATTAGAGTAACAACAAGTGGAACTGCTGATAGTGATAGTGAATATGATTTTGCAAAAAAAGTTATAAGAGCTGATAGTTCTTTTGGGAATGAAAGCAACACTAATCAAGATAAAACAATATTAGGTAGTATAGGAACTGCAACAGGGGAAACAACTAATGGAATTTTTTATTGTTACAACTTTAACAATGCAAGTGAATTTAGTTTTGCAACTTTTGAGATGTCATACAGAAATGCTAGTGGTTCTTTAAAAGGAGATGCAGGTGGTTTTGTACATACTGTTGCAGAAGCAAATGATGGAGTTAATTTTTTTATGCAAAGTGGTAACATAGCAAGTGGAACATTTACATTATATGGTTTAAAGAAGTAAGTATAAGAAATATATGGTAACATAGGAGAGATATGGCAACACAAGAAGAACTACAAGCGTTAGCAGACCAAGAGATTGAAGATGCTAAACCAATGTACAAGCAAGTTAATAATGAGCGTATGGAGTTTTCTGATGCTGATTATGCACAAGCTAAAACTGATTTAGGTAACAGCAAGTGGCAAGAACAACAGTTTGGTTATATACAAGCTAGGCAACAAGCCTATGGTTCTGTTCAAGACCAACTTGATATGCAGTACTGGGATTCAGTCAATGACACAACAACTTGGAAAGACCACATAGCAAAAGTCAAATCAGATAATCCAAAACCTAGCTAATAAATAAACCTATGATACAATCCAATTATGGATTATCTCGTTGGTTTTATTTTTGGATTTATTGTAAAAGAAATATACAAATTACTACAGTATTTAAGCACATCTGAAACACTTATAATAGACCACGATTGGGATGAGGAATGGGATTGGATTACTAGACCTGAGGACCTACCATAAATGACACACAACAATGGCTATACTCAAAAGGAATTACTCAATATGGTCATTGAACGACTAGATAGATTAGAAGAAAAGCTAGATGCAAAGCTAGATAAAGCAGAGTTTTATAAAGTACTAACATTACTTGTAGCACTTGGTGGGGTTGTTGCAGCGATTGTAATGTAATGCTAAGACCTATCTTAGCTTTATTTTTATTAATACCTATGCCTGTATTGGCAGACCACGTACCAACACAAGAACCTTATGGTTATGAACAATCAATAAATGCAGAAACAGGTGATTTAACTATTAGGTTGTTAGGTTCAGATGGTTTTGAAGATAGTCCACCAGAAAAATACACAATCTTTTTTGGTATGGCTACAGGTATAGATGAGAATAGTTTCTGTATATCTACAAGTTTTGGTCACGTTCAAAATGAATGGAGTGACCACGTGTTTAGTATTAGTAATTTAAGAACATACTTTGAGTTACCAGTTGGTACATTTTATTACAGAGTTAGGTCAGACAATGACACAGATAATAGCTACAGTACAATATCTATAGAGAGAAACATAGCTTTACCTGACCAAGTACCTTTTAATGAAACACAAACTGACTGGGTAACACCTACTTCTACTTGTGTAGATACATCTACCACTACAACTACTACGTCATCTACAACTACATCAAGTACAACAACAACTGTACCTGATACTACAACAACTACATCTTCTACAACTACTACAACAACTACTACAACTACTACAACTACAATACCTGAACCTCCACCACCACCTCCAGAACCTGAAGAACCTTATGTAGACCCATATGTAAAAGAAGATAAAGAAGTTGTTATGGATGATGGTAGTGTAGGTACATATAGTCAAGCAGATATTGATGATGGTACAGTAGAGAGAGATAACGAAAGGCAAACTAATGAAGAGCTTTATGGTTGTTACATTACTAATATTGCTTTGGAACGTGGTGATTGCGATATACCTGAAGAAATTATAGAAGAAGTAATTATAATTATTGTTGATGAAGAATATGAAGATGAGATATACGAAGAAGAATACGATACCCAAGGAGAGTTTTATGATGATGATGATATGGTATTGGAGATGGATGATGATTATGAAGATGAAGAATTTATTGAGCTTACTGAAGAAGAAGTACTTGAACTTGAAAAACAAATGGAACTTGAAGTTGAATTACTTGAACGCGAAGAAGAGTTTGAGATATATGAGTTTGAAACTAAAGAGGAAGCAGAGGAGTTTCTTGAAGCCATACTTGAAGTTGAAGAATACTTAGAAGAATTAGAAGAGATAGAGATAGAAGAAATTGAGTTAATAGAGATACCAGAAGATATAATTATTATTATAGAAGAAGAAGTAGAAGAGGAAATAGAAGATGAGCTGGACAAAGAAATACTTAGAGATGACACCAATACAGAAGATACAATTCAAGCAGAGGAGATTCTGGATGAGCCAGTACAGGAAATTGAAGAGGAAGATACAAGCAGAGGATTCTTTAAAACAGAAGAAGTTATTGAACTAACAGAGGAAGAACTGCAAGAAGAAGTTGCAGAAATAGAAGAAGCTATTGAAGAGATTATCGTTGTAGATATTCCTGAAGTAACTGAAGAAGAACTAGAAGACTACACAGAAGAGGAGTTGGTTGAGTATGAAGAAGCTAAAGAAGAAGCAATACAAGAATTTGTACAAGAACTTGAAACAGAAGAAGTAATAGAAGTTATTGAGGAAGTCAATGACATAGGTGTACAGAACCTAGAACAAGTATCAGTAGAGGTACAAGAGATAGTCCAGGCAGTAGTTGAAGAAGCTATTGAGGAGATAGAAGAACTTACAGAGGAACAAGTAGAAGTTGTTGCTGAAGTATTACAAGTAGAAACAGAAGATGTTGAGATAATAGCTGAAGCTG